TCGGTATAGAGTGACACCTACCCCGCCCCCATGACCCACTTGGCACAGCAGGAGTCCCGCCGCTCTATGTATTACCAATTTACACAAATAAATCACTTTTTTCTGAGTTCAGTACCCCTACCCCCTCTATATAGGAACACCCCCCACCTATTTTATAAACCCGACTTGTAAAAAATTTTTTATACTGTACTGTATATACGTGTCCGGCTATTACGGAGAAATGCTATCAAAGTATCCAATAGAGTAAACAACTCATCGCATGTAGGTAGGGTAGGGGAGTTTTTTGCTATGTATATGTTAGAACGTGCCGGTATAGAGTGCCACCATGTAGACCGTTCCGGAGTAGACCTATGGTGCCAGTCAAACAATAACGATATGTTTACCCTACAAGTAAAAGCTGCAAACCCTTCTAAGATAACAGAAGATAAATCACTTACCCGCTACTACTATAATCTACGCACACCCAAGTTAGCAGACTTCTATATGTTCATAGCCTTAGATATGCAAAAAGTAATTATTATGGGGGCAAACGAGTTAGGGCGTAGAACGGGTATGAACTTAAACCCTAACAAGTTTACAGGTGAAGCAGAACAAGAAGGGCTTTACACCCTACAGAATTTTAAAAGGGGAGACCCTCATCTAACGCAATAAGTAATAATCCTGTAACAACGACAACACACGCCGAAATAATAAACAAAGTAATACCAAACACAAAATAGCCTCAATACAGTGGGGGGTTAAAAGAGGCGGTATTGTATAGTTAGCCGGGTATGATCGGAAATGTATAATAATCATGCATCGCATACCATAAATGGTATGAGTAACTCACCTACACTTGTTTATAGAAAATAAGTGTGTTACAAAGGCACTCCGGTTTAACAACCTGCGATTACAATATGACTATTAAACTCGAACCTGAGACTGGGGTTCCGCTATTTGATGACGATCCTGCGGTGGACTTGAGTGTCCGTGCGCAAGCAGCGAAGACTACGGCCTTAGAGCTGGCAGAACACGGGCTAGAATTGAAGCCTAATAAAGAAGATGAAGACGTAGCAGCTAAAATTGCTTTAGCGTATGCCGATGACCCTGAAAAGACATCGAAAAAAGCAACAAACAAACGTATAGCTAACCTGACCCCAGCCTCGCTGGTGCTAACTAGCAACATACTTACCGAATTTGGCGCCTCTGTAGTGGAGTCAGCCGTTTCTGTGCGTCATTTAGTAACAAATAAGCTAATATTAGAGACAGAAAACCCCGACCCACGTGTCCGTATCCGAGCGTTGGAGTTACTGGGTAAGATTTCAGACGTAGGGTTGTTTGCAGAGAAGTCAGAAGTGACCGTTACACACCAGTCAACGGATGATTTGAAGGCAAAACTACGTAATAAGCTAGAAAAACTGGTAAATCCTGTAGACGAAGTCGTTTTAGACGGCCAAACCATAGATGTAGACGCAGAACTAGGGCTATTAAGTAGTGAATGACGGTGCTGTAGACTTTACCCAAGAAGAAATCCAGCATATGTTGGATAACATTGACGCATTTACTACTGATGAAGTAGTTGAGATAGAAAAACTCGTCGATGAGCTGGATAAAAGACGTACAGTCAAAGCCGCGCACGACGATTTGATTGAATTCTGTAAAATCATGCAACCTGACTACTTAGTTGGGAAACATCATCGCATGTTGGCTGATTTGCTAATGGAAATCGAAAGAGGGGACAAAGACAGAGCGTGTGTAAACATACCTCCTCGTCATGGTAAGTCCCAACTTGTATCTATATTTTACCCCGCGTGGTATCTAGGACGTAACCCTAACAAAAAGGTTATGATGGTATCGCATACTACCGATTTGGCAGTAGACTTCGGGCGTAAGGTACGTAATATTTTAGCTAGTGAAGCCTACTCAGATATCTTCCCAACAGTAAAACTTGCAAGTGACTCTAAATCAGCCGGACGATGGAACACAAACATGGGTGGTGAATACTACGCCTGTGGTGTTGGTTCTGCATTGGCTGGTCGTGGTGCCCACTTACTACTAGTAGATGATCCGCACTCTGAGCAAGACGTTATTAATGGTAACTTTGTGGTGTTTGAAAAGGCATACGAGTGGTTTACATTTGGTGCTCGTACTCGTCTTATGCCCGGAGGTAGCGTAGCTATTATCCAAACTAGATGGCATATGGACGACCTGACGGGCCGTGTAGTTAAAGATATGACTCAAAATGAGCGAGCTGACCAGTATGAGGTCATTGAATTCCCTGCAATACTAGATGTAGATGATAAAGAGACAGGTAAACCCATACAAAAACCCCTATGGCCTGAGTTTTTTGATCTTGAAGCCCTACTACGTACCAAGGCATCTATGCCTACGTTCCAGTGGAACGCTCAATATCAACAACAACCCACCGCAGAAGAGGCAGCACTGGTCAAACGAGAGTGGTGGAACGAGTGGGATGCAGAGCGGCCACCCGCCTGCGAGTATATAATCATGTCCCTTGACTCCGCAGCCGAAAAACACAACCGTGCTGACTTTACAGCACTTACTACGTGGGGGGTGTTTCTTAATGAGGAGACTTCGGCGTATAATATAATCTTGCTTAATAGTATAAAAGAGCGTATGGAGTTCCACGAGCTAAAAGAACTAGCTATGGATCAGTATATGGAATGGGAACCAGACGCTTTCATAGTAGAGAAAAAGAGTTCTGGGGTAGCATTATATCAAGAAATGCGTCGTATGGGCTTACTTGTACAAGAATATACCCCCCATAGAGGTTCTGGTGATAAACTAGCACGTCTAAACTCTGTATCTGATATCGTGCAATCTGGCTTAGTATGGGTTCCACAGACTAGATGGGCAGAGGAAGTAGTAGAAGAGATCGCTGGGTTTCCCTTTATGAGCCATGACGATCTAGTGGATTCCACAGTTATGGCACTTATGCGGTTCAGACAAGGCGGATTTATACGACTACCAACTGATGAGCCAGAAGAAATTAAATACTTTAAACATCGCGGTAGCGGGTTTTATTAAGAGGTTACAAAATGGCAATTGAGAAAGGTATCTACGCCGCACCAGAAGGCATAGAAGACGTAGAAGTAGAGAAAGTCGCAGGTGAGAAAGAACTAGAAATAGAAATAGTTGACCCTGAGATGGTTACTTTATCCGACGGAAGTATGGAGATAACACTGATTCCGGGCGGGGACGAGTCTGATCTATTAGGTTTTGACGCTAATCTAGCAGAAGCTATAGACGAAGGATACCTAAACGAGTTAGCAGGTGACCTAATAGGTATGGTAGATGGAGACGTAGATAGCCGAAAAGATTGGGCTGATACCTACGTTAAAGGTCTTGATATATTAGGGTTTAAGTACGAAGAGCGTACAACTCCTTGGCAAGGCGCTTGTGGCGTAAACTCTACCGTTTTAGCTGAGGCTGCAATACGTTTCCAAGCAGAGACTATGAGCGAGACTTTCCCTGCTGCTGGCCCCGTAAAGGTTAAAGTATTAGGTAAAGAGACTAAAGATAAGTTAGAAGCAGCAGAGCGTGTCAAAGCAGACATGAACTACGAGCTTACTGAGAACATGGTTGAATATCGCCCAGAACATGAGCGTATGCTATATAGCCTAGGACTCGCAGGATCAGCGTTTAAGAAGGTTTACTTTGACCCTAATATGGGAAGACAAGCAGCCATCTACATCCCAGCAGAAGACGTTATAGTGCCTTATGGCGCATCTAATATTGAGTCTGCCGAGCGTGTTACCCATGTAATGCGTAAGACCAAGAATGAAGTAATGCGGTTACAGGCTAGTGGGTTTTACACAGATATAGAATTAGGTGACCCTGCTCCTTTCCATACAGATATTGAGGAAAAGAAAGCCGAAGAAGGTGGGTATGACATTACTGACGATGATCGATATACGATATACGAGATCCACGCAGATCTTATTATTGAAGGTATAGATGATGAAGATGGACTAGCAAAACCTTACATATTTACAATAGAGCGTGGCACTGAAAACGTACTGGCTATACGTCGTAACTGGGACGAAGAAGACATGCTTAATATGAAGCGTCAACACTTCGTACATTACGTATATGTCCCCGGATTTGGATTCTACGGCCTTGGACTGATCCATATAGTAGGTGGGTACGCTAAAGCAGGAACGTCGATTATACGACAATTGGTGGACGCTGGTACCCTATCTAACTTACCGGGAGGATTAAAGTCTAGAGGATTACGTATTAAGGGTGACGACTCTCCTATAGAACCGGGTGAATTTAAAGACGTTGATGTGCCATCAGGCAGTATACGTGAAAACATAATGCCTCTCCCTTACAAGGAGCCAAGCCAAACCCTACTAGCATTGTTAAACCAGATCACTACTGAAGGCCGTCGTTTAGGCGCTATCAGTGATATGAACATATCTGATATGTCTGCGAATGCACCTGTAGGGACTACGTTAGCCCTACTAGAACGTACTCTAAAACCTATGGCAGCAGTACAGGCGCGTGTTCACTACGCTATGAAGTTAGAGTTTAAGATGCTCAAGGCTATCATGGCGGAGGAAGCGTCCGTAGAATACGATTATATGCCTAATAGAGGCGAAGTAGCAGCACGGCAGTCTGACTACGCTATGGTCGATGTAATCCCTGTAAGTGACCCTAACAGCTCTACAATGGCACAGCGAGTAGTACAGTATCAAGCAGTGTTACAAATGTCACAACAGGCGCCACAGATATACAACTTACCTCAATTACATCGGCAGATGATTGAAGTGCTCGGCGTCAAAAACGCTGACAAGTTAGTCCCTACGGAAGATGATATTAGACCTACTGACCCCGTAAGCGAAAATATGAACGTGCTAACAGGTACCCCCATAAAAGCGTTTATAAACCAAGACCACGAAGCTCATATAATGGCTCATCAGTCGTTTATGCAAGACCCTATGGTTGCTCAAACCATCGGTCAGAACCCGCAGGCACAACAGATTATGGCTGCATTGCAAGCACACCTAGCGGAGCATATAGGGTTTAGATACCGTAAGCAATTGGAAGACAAGCTGGGCGTTGCTCTACCACCACCTAATGAGGAGCTACCTGAAGAGATTGAAGTTCAGTTGTCTAGGCTCATATCAGAAGGCGGTAAGCAGCTTACACAGCAGCATCAACAGGAAGCCGCGCAGAAACAAGCGCAGCAAAAACAGCAAGATCCTATAGTTCAGCTACAACAAGCGGAACTACAGGTTAAGCAGCAAGAAGTACAACGTAAAGCTCAAAAAGATCAAGCTGATATACAGCTAAAACAAGCAGAGTTACAGCGTAAAACGCAAAAAGATCAAGCTGATGTAACGATAGATCAGCAACAACTCGAAATAGAAAGACAAGAGTTGGAAATAGATGCTCAGAAAGCTGGAGCTAAACTAGCTGCCGACAGAAGGACAGCTAACACCAAACTCGACCTTGACTTAATGAAAGCAACTAGTGAGGTCGATCGCAAACGTAAGGAATAAATCATGGCTAAAACCGTCTTTGACGTGCTAAAAAATAAAATCGAGGATGACATGTCCTCTGCAACAGAATTTCTAGGTAATGGTGGGGCTAAAGACTTCGCTCAATACAAAGAAATAACAGGAATGCTACGAGGTCTCACTTCCTGTCTGAATCATGTAAATGACCTCTCGCGTAATTATATGGAAGAAGATAATGACTGATTTGAATATAGTACCTAAAGAAGCGGAAAATGACGCAGAGCTTGATCTACAAATACCCACTCCCGTGGGATATCGTATATTAGTAGCCATGCCGGAAGTAGAAGATACGTACGGTGAAAGTGGCATAATTAAGTCTAGTAAGGATATGCACCAAGAATACATTATGTCTACTATCGGGGTTGTACTTGATATGGGCAAGCAAGCGTATTCTGATAAAGAGCGTTTTCCTACTGGCCCTTGGTGTAAGACAGGCGACTATGTAATGTTCCGTGCCAATACTGGTACACGTTTTAAAGTAGGTGGTGTTGAGTATCGTTTAATGAACGATGATTCAATTGAAGCAGTAGTAAACGATCCTCGTGGCGTTACACGAGTGTGAGGAGTAGATAATGGGATTTGAAAAAGTAGAGTACACCTTTCCTGACGAACAAGAGGAAAAGGATATAGAGATAGAAAACTCTAGTGCTATAGAAATTGATATATCTGGTAAATCAGAACCAGAGGAAAAACCAGCTAAAGAAGAAAAGCCTGCTAAAGAAGACGTGGAGCTTGAAATTGTAGATGACACGCCGAAAGCAGATAGAGGGCGTAAAGCATCTAAACCTCCTGAAGACCTTACTGATGAAGAGTTAGAAGATTATTCAGATAAGGTACGTAAAAGAATACAGCACTTCAGTAAAGGCTACCACGATGAGCGTCGAGCTAAAGAAGCAGCACACCGTGAACGAGTAGAGTTTGAGAATTACGCGAAATCACTTGTTGAGGAGAATAACAAGCTAAAGAGTAGCGTTGAAAAAAATCAAGCAGCTTTACTGGAGCAAGCTAAAAAGAACTCAGCGATAGAAGTGCTATCTGCAAAGCGGGCATACAAACGAGCGTATGAAGCAGGAAATGCAGATAAATTATTAGACGCGCAAGAAAAGCTAACAAATGCTAAGATAAAGGCGGATAAATTAGGTGATTTTGAACCGGAGTCTTTACAACAAGCTGAGATTCCTGTACAAATACCACAAGAAGCTCCTATTCAGGTAGATACCAAAGCGTCCGATTGGGCAAATGAAAATTCTTGGTTCGGTTCTGATGACGAGATGACAGCTTATGCTATGGGTGTACACAGTAAGCTGGTTAAGCAAGGTGTGGACACCGCTAGTGATGAATACTACGAGACTATTAATTCTCGTATGCGAAATACCTTCCCCGAAGAGTTTGGGGAAACTGAAGAGTTAGAGGAAAAACCAAGTAAGCGACAGTCTAATGTGGTTGCCCCCGCTACGCGGAGCACAGCACCCAAAAAGGTGCGATTAACGCAGACACAGGTGGCTATTGCTAAGAAACTTGGGGTACCCCTTGACTTATACGCCAAAAAGGTTGCAGAAGAGATGAGGAAAGTATGATGGCTGAGAACAGAATTAAACGTGAAGAAGTCACCCGTGAAAAAACGGCCCGTAAATCAGCTTGGACTAGGCCAGAAGTATTACCTTCACCTAACCCTGAGCAGGGCTATGCATTTCGCTGGATTCGTGTAAGCACGCAAGGTAACGTAGACGCCACTAATGTGTCCTCAAAACTACGCGAAGGTTGGGAGCCAGTAAAGGCATCGGATCACCCAGAGATTACTCTTGTATCTATAGAGAACGAAAAGTTCAAAGATAACTTGATAATTGGTGGGTTGATGCTATGTAAAGCTCCTGTTGAAATGGTTGATGAACGTAATACTTATTATAATGATCAAAGTAAAGCGCAGATGCAATCAGTTGATAACAGCCTTATGCGAGAAAACGACCCTAGAATGCCACTGTTTAACGATCGTAGATCGAAAGTTACCTTTGGTAGCGGGTCATAACTAAACTATTTTATAGGTGAAATAAATGGCAACTACAGCCTCTCCATACGGGTTTGTTCCCGTACGTAAAGCTGACGGTACACCTTACGCTGGTGCCCGTGACGCTTTTCTTATTACTCCTGCTGGCGTAGCTCAGAACATTGGTTACGGTTCTATTGTTGAGCTAAACGCAGGATATGTCCAACTAGCTTCTGGCACTGGCGCAGATGCAACTACTAACAACCTTGGCGGCAGCAGCATTGGTGCTTTAGGTGTGTTCGTTGGTTGTGAATACGTTAATGCTGAAGGCCAGTTGATCTTTGCTCAGTACTACCCTTCAGGCACTGCTAACGCTACTGCTTATGTAGTAACTGATCCGGGTGTAACTTTCCAAGTACAAGCTGATGGCGCTATTGCTCAGACTGCTCTTGGACATAATGCTCCTTTGACTGGCGCACAGAATGCAACTACTTCTGTAAACACCTCCACTGGCAAGTCTAACATTGCGTTGGACGCTACTACTGCTACTGCAACTAAAGCGTTCAAAGTAATCGGTTTTGTAACTAAGCCCGGTTCTGCCATTGGCGACGCTAAGACTGATGTCTTGGTTAAATTTAACCTACCGTACCACCAGTTTGGTACCGGCATCGTAGGAGAATAACTAGATGGCTATTTCAAGAAGTCAATTACTTAAAGAGCTACTCCCCGGACTAAACGCATTATTTGGTCTAGAGTACGCGAAATATGGTGAAGAGCATAAAGAGATTTTCGAGACTGAAACCTCTGACCGTTCTTTTGAAGAAGAAACTAAACTGTCTGGTTTTGGCTCTGCCCCAACTAAGGCGGAAGGTTCTGCAATCGAGTATGATAACGCGCAGGAAGCATGGAGCGCACGTTATACGCACGAAACTGTTGCAATGGGTTTCTCAATCACTGAAGAAGCGATTGAAGATAACTTGTATGACTCTCTGTCATCTCGTTACACCAAAGCACTGGCTCGCGCTATGGCTTACACTAAGCAAGTTAAAGCGTCAGATATTTTGAACAATGCTTTTGCTGCTGGCACCACTTACGGTGACGGGCAATCTCTATGTTCAACAGCGCACCCACTTGTTTCTGGTGGAACTAACTCTAACCGCCCTGCGGTTGCGGCTGACCTTAACGAAACTTCTTTGGAAGCAGCTATCATTCAGATTGCTGGCTACACCGATGAGCGTGGTCTTTTGATCGCGGCCAAGCCTAAGAAGCTAGTTATCCCACCTTCCTTACAGTTCGTTGCAACTCGTTTGCTTGAGACTGAAGGACGTGTAGGAACTGCTGACAACGACATCAACGCCATTATGACTAACGGCGCAGTACCCGGCGGATATGCAGTCAATCATTATCTGACTGACACTGACGCATGGTTCTTGATGACTGATGTACCTAACGGTTTGAAGCACTTCGTTCGTAGCCCAATGGCTACTTCTATGGATGCGGACTTCGATACCGGCAACAGCCGTTACAAGGCTCGTGAGCGTTATTCGTTTGGCGTTTCCGACCCACTGGGTATCTTCGGATCACCCGGCGCTTAATAGCGTAGTAACATGCTGTACTAAGGGGGCTTCGGCCTCCTTTTTTATGTTTGACTTATAACCACACACTGTGATATGTTCCTATACATCGGGAAACAATCCGGTGAATCTGACAGACCCGACTGACGACATGTAGACAGATTCGCTTTAACTCACATGTGAGAACTTTATAATGGCTCAGACAACTTTTTCAGGCCCAGTCCGTTCGGACAATGGCTTTCAAATCCCCGTAGTAACTACTGCCAATCTTCCAGCTTTTGGTGATGTAGCTGTAGGTACTGCATATATGGTTAGTGACAATGGTGGCGGCAACAACGAATACTGTATTGTTATTAACACTGGCGCTGCTTGGGTAACTGCTGTAGGTGCGGCTCTTAGCTAATAGGAGGCATTTATGTCTAGTTCTGATGTTTCCGCAAAGCGGGTTACTGGAGCAGGTTCACTAGCGGTAGGGCCAGCACGCGTACGACAAGTGCAGGTGCTTACTAATACTACTGGCGCAGGTCGGCTTACTATAACTGATGGTAATGGTGGTTCTACTCTTTTAGATATTGATTTTGAAGCAAATGACTCTCACTCCGTTAACATACCCGACTATGGTGTACGTTTTCAGGATGATGTTTTCATCACTGTATTAACCAATATTACCGCTATGACAGTGTTTTATAGCTAATGCGTAAGTACTATAAAAGAGGCGGTGGAGTGGGCATGAAAGGTATGTCCATTAAAAGTGGGGATAAACGCCCCACTAAATCTGGCGCGGGTATGACCGCTAAAGGCGTAGCTAAGTACAGAAAAAATAATCCCGGTTCTAAATTAAAGACCGCGGTTACCGAGGATAAACCAACTGGTAAGCGGGCGAGTAGGCGTAAGTCCTATTGCGCTCGTTCTGCCGGACAAATGAAGAAGTTTCCTAAAGCGGCTAAAGATCCTAATTCAAGGTTACGGCAAGCTAGGAAACGATGGAAATGTTAGGAGAATAACGTGAGAAAACCAAAGAATATGTCAGAAAGTGATTACATGAAGATGTTAGCGACTGAAAGAAAAAAAGAAAACAAGTCGGTAGACGAAAGTAAATTACGAAATAGCTCCCCTAAATCTGTTCAAGGCGCAGGCAACATGCCCCTAAGCGACGCGAAGGCTGCCAAGCAAGTAGAGATTTTAAAAGCTCAAAATAAGGAGAAAGAAGTGAAAAAAATGAACAGAGGTGGCATGGCACGGAAAATGATTACCGAAGCGGATGTACCGGAATCTGGCCCTACAAAACCTATGACAGGTGGCCCACAGCCTAAGAAAAAGAAACGTGCTCCAATGGGTATGGATCAAGGCAGTGGTGGCGCTATGCCACGTATGAAGAAAGGCGGTAAGGTTCGTGGCTGCGGTATGGCTCGTGGTGGTAGAGTTTGTAAAATGGTCAAGATGAAAGGTGCATAGTGCGGCGCTATTACAAAAAAAGTAGCTGTGGTTGTGGGTATAAGAAAGGCGGTACAGTAAAAGACGCCTGCTACACCAAAGTAAAGAAGCAATATAAGGTGTTCCCGTCTGCTTATGCGTCGGGAGCCATTGCTAAATGCCGGAAGAAAAAGGCTGGTAAGTAATGCGGACGTACTACAAGTCTGGCGGTAAAATACGTAAGACAGAGAAAGGTGCTTCTTTAAAACGATGGTTCCAAGAAGACTGGAAAGACGTTAAAACCGGTAAGGCTTGTGGTAGAAAGAAGGGAGATGGTAGAGGAACACCTTACTGCCGCCCTAGCAAACGGGTATCTGAGAAGACTCCTAAGACCTCTGGCGAAATGTCTAGCGCCGAGAAGAAAAAGAAGGTAGCCGAAAAGAAAAGACTAGGACAACCAGCAGGTAAACCTAGACGAGTATCAGCTACTAAGCGGAGAAAGAAATAATGGCTACATCAGGTACTACAGCGTTTAATATGGACTTCACAGAGATCGCTGAAGAAGCGTTTGAACGTGCGGGACGAGAAATGCGCTCTGGGTATGATCTCCGCACTGCCAGACGGTCTATGAATTTGCTTACTATAGAGTGGCAGAACCGCGGCATTAACATGTGGACTATTGATGAAGGTACTATTAATTTAGTTAAAGGCCAGACTCAGTATGATCTACCCGCAGATACTATTGATTTACTAGAGCATCAGATACGTACAGGTAGTGGAAATACAGCTACGCAGAGTGACCTTACTATAAGTCGTATTAGTGTAAGTACCTACGCATCTATACCTAATAAGTTAACACAAGGTAGACCTATACAACTGTATATTGAGCGTTTACGCGACGCTCCTAAAGTAAACATATGGCCTATACCTGATAACAACGATTATGTATTGTATTATTGGCGTATGCGCAGAATACAAGACGCTGGTACGGGTGTAGACACCGCGGATATGAACTTTAGGTTTTTTCCTTGTCTAGTAGCTGGACTAGCTTACTATATAGCTATGAAGTTACCCGAAATGGTAGATAGAGTACCTATGCTAAAGGCTGTGTATGACGAACAATTTGAGATGGCCGCAGGAGAAGATAGAGAAAAAACCTCAGCTAGGTTTGCTCCGCGTATAGGATACGTATAATTATGGGGACGCAGTTTGCATCAAACAATAAGGCTATTTCGTACTGCGATGTGTGTGGATTCCAGTATAAATTACGAGAACTGCGCAATCTAATAGTCAAGAATAGAGATACTAACATAAAGGCTTGTCCCGAATGTTGGAATGAAGATCAGCCACAAAATATGCTGGGTGAGTTTCCTGTATATGATCCGCAAGCATTGCGTGATCCACGACCAGACCAGAGTCTAGGTGAGTCAGGAAACAATAGTAGTAGGGATATACAGTGGGGTTGGAATCCTGTAGGTGGAGGAATTGATCCTTTTGAATTAACCCCCAATGTATTGTTAATAACTGGTAGTATAGGACAAGTTACTGTAACTACCTCATAGGAGCATTAATATGCCAAAAGTAGGAAATAAAGAATTCCCGTATACCGATGCAGGGAAAAAAGCGGCCAAGAAAGAATCTAAGAAGACTGGTGAGTCTATGACTAGCGCCTATTCTAAGGGTGGTAAAGTAAAAATCCGTGGGACTGGAGCAGCTACTAAAGGGCTATATGCTCGCGGCCCGATGGCATAAATATGAATTACACGGAACTGAAAGCTAATATCCAAGACATATGTGAGAACACGTTCACAGATGATCAACTTGCTATGTTTACGCAACAAGCAGAGCAGAAGATATATAACTCAGTTCAGATACCCGCATTGCGTAAAAATGTTACAGGTACACTAACAAACGGTAATAAATATGTAGGCGCACCTACTGATTTTTTATGGTCGTACTCTCTTGCAGTTGTGGATAGTAGTGGTAACTATACTTACCTACTTAATAAGGATGTCAATTTTATACGTGAGGCATACCCTAATCCTACAAGTACGGGGTTACCTAAACACTACGCATATTTTGATGATGACTCTTTTATAGTTGGGCCAACTCCAGATGCGGCGTATGCTATGGAGCTTCATTATGGGTATTACCCTCAGTCTATAGTTACCGCAGGTACTACATGGCTAGGAAATGAGTTTGACTCTGCGTTGTTAAATGGCGCGTTAGTAGAAGCAGTCCGATTTATGAAAGGCGAACCAGACATTGTAGCCAATTATGATAAGATGTTCGGGTTATCTATAGGGTTATTAAAGAATCTCGGTGACGGTAAGTTACGCGAAGATACATATCGTTCTGGACAATTCAGAACACCAGTTAGTTGAGGAACTAAAAAATGGCAATATCACAAGCAATGTGTACTTCTTTTAAGGTCGCTCTTTTAGACGGAGAGATGGATTTTAGTAGTAACACATCACAAACTTTTAAAATCGCACTATATACGTCTAGCGCAACTTTAAGTGCCGCTACTACTGCGTACGCTACTACTAATGAAGTGTCGGGTACAAACTATACTGCGGGAGGAAATACACTTACTATTTCTGCTAGTCCTGCATCGTCTGGTACCACAGCATTCTTAGATTTTGCAGATACCACATGGACTGACGCTACTATCACTGCTAGAGGCGCTCTAATATACAAGTCAGGTGGCAGCAATCCAGCGGTTGCAGTACTAGATTTTGGTGGAGATAAAACATCTACAGCGGGCGACTTTACTGTGCAATTCCCCGCAGCAGACGCGACAAACGCTATTGTGCGTATTGCTACTCCATAAGGTAGTTAAATGCCATCTTCAGTAGAGTACGTAGGTTGGGGAAGTGCTGCTTGGGGCCAAACGGCTTGGGGCACAGACTTAACTATAGTATCAGTAGATGGTGTTGCCGCAGAAGGAGTTATTGGTACTGTATTACCTGACGCGGAAGCAAATACTTCTGTAACAGGTGTAGACGCTGCTGGAGGTATTGGCACAGCTACTATTGACGCTGAATCAGATGTTATGGTTACCAGCGTAGCTGGAGCTGCCGCAGTCGGTACAGTTACCATAGATGCCGAAGCGGATATAGCATTAACAGGTGTAGAAGCTGACGGAGCTGTAGGAACATTAACAGCTACAGGTATAGCAAACCTAACAGTAACAGGTGTAGAAGCTGACGGAGCTGTAGGTACTCTAACAGTAGATGCTGAAGCAAACGCTCCTGTAACCGGTGTAGAAGCTGACGGAGCTGTAGGTACTCTAACAGTAGATGCCGAAGCTGATGTAGCAGTAACAGGTGTAGAAGCTGACGGAGCTGTAGGCACTTTAACAGTAGATGCTGAATCAAACACCTCTGTAACCGGTGTAGAAGCTGACGGAGCTGTAGGAACACTAACAGTAGATGCTGAAGCTGATGTAGCAGTAACAGGTGTAGAAGCTGACGGAGTTGTAGGCACTTTAACAGTAGATGCTGAAGCTGACGTAACAGTAACCGGTGTAGAAGCTGATGGAGATATAGGCGCGGTTAATGTAGTATTTGGTATAACCGTACATATAACAGGTGTAGAAGCCGAAGGCGAAGTTGGCGCCGTTACAACCAACGCAGAAGCAGACGTTTCCCTAATTGGAGTATCTGCTGTAGGATATATAGGAATAGTACATATATGGGGAGAAGTTGATGACGACCAAGACCCCAACTGGCAGGTCATAAATGATAGTCAGACTCCAACATGGAGTGAAACAACAAACACACAAGACCCTAACTGGGACAGAATAGCCGCATGAGGTTTTACAAATGACAACGCAATACACTTCGATATTAAAACTCGCGCTCCCAGTACAGGGTGAACTTAGTGGTACTTGGGGAGATGTAGTAAACGATAATATTACTTCTATGGTAGAACAAGCAATCGCAGGCCGTGCGGTTATTAACTCGTGGTCTACTAACTCACATACGCTTACAACTGCTAACGGTACTACCTCCGAATCTAGGTGTGCAATGCTAGAGTTTACAGACACAGGGACTCAGTTGTCCGGTGCGGGTACAGTTGTATGCCCAGCCTTGTCTAAGATATACATAGCTAAGAACGCCGCAGCACAGAACGTAACTTTAAAAACCGCTAGCGGTACCGGAATCCTTGTCCCTAATGGACGTACTATGTTCCTGTTCTGTGACGGGACTAATGTTATTGAAGCGGTAACTAGCACTACTTCTTTACAGTTAGGTACTAGCACTACTGTTACAGCGGTACTTGACGAAGACAACATGGCGTCAAACAGCGCCACATCTCTAGCTACACAGCAGTCTATTAAGGCGTACGTAGATGCTCAAGTAGGCTCTTTCGACACCCTTGCTGAAGTACTTGCTCAGGGTAATACCACTGGCGGTACAGACATCGTAATGAGTGCTGGCGACAACATTACCAATGCTTCTGGCGATCTAACCATAGATGTTGCAGGTAACATTAATCTTGATGCTGATGGTGGTAGTGTTTTCTTTAAAGATGCAGGAACTGAGTTTTTTAAAATACGCAATACAGGTTCTGATGTACAAATCTATTCTGCCCGACCCGATGCAGATATGAAATTTGAAGGCGTTGATGGAAGTGTGGGTATCACAGCGTTGCGACTTGATATGTCAGCGGCAGGTGCGGCTACGTTTAATTCTAGTGTGACAAGTGCAGGACTTCATTCCACCACAGCAGGAACATCTAACTTTATTGCAGGTGTCAACGCAGGTAACAGCATTGCAAACGGTGGTAATTATAATACCGTCGTGGGCGATGAAGCAGGTACTGCGATTACTACGGGTGATAACAATGTAGCTGTTGGTTTTGAAGCATTAAAAACCTTAGCAACTTCTTCACAGAATACCGCAGTAGGACACACTGCATTAAAACTCAACACTGCCGCCAATAACTCTGCTTTTGGTTATGGAGCCTTGGCTAATAACTCCACAGGCACGTATAACGTAGCGGTGGGTCGTAGTGCAGGAGCCGCAGTAACCACAGGTGTTCAAAACACTCTTATTGGTGGTCTAGCAGGTGATGCCCTAACAACAGGCTTTAATAATGTTGCTCTGGGTTATTTTGCTTTAGGTGGAGAAGATACAGGACGAAAGAATGTAGCTATAGGAGTAAGCGCACTTAAAGTACAAAACTCTGATGTTGATAATTTTAATACTGCTGTTGGTTTTGAAGCAGGTCAAGCAGTAACCACAGGTGTTCAAAACACTCTTATAGGTGGTAACGCAGGAGATGCTTTAACTGACTCTGATTATAACGTAGCTGTCGGTTATGGTGCTTTAACCTCTGATACGTTAGGAGCTAGAAACGTAGCTATAGGACAAGAAGCCCTTGCTAGTCAAAACTTCACTTCAGCCACAAATTCTTACAACACAGCCGTTGGTATGAATGCAGGGCGGTTAGTAACCACAGGCATTCAAAACACCCTCATTGGTGGACTAGCAGGTGATGCAATTACTACAGGCAATACTAATGTTGCTTTAGGTTATGCCGCACTTGGTGTTAATACCACAGGTGCTTCAAACGTAGCAGTTGGTCAAGGTGCTTTAGATGCTAATACAACAGCGTCTTATAATACAGCAGTTGGTACTGTAGCATTAGGCGCAAACACTACAGGCGCAGGTAATGTAGCCGTTGGTTATGCCTCACTAGACGCTAACACAACAGCTTCTGACAATACTGCAGTAGGTTATTTTTCTTTATCTGCGAACACCACAGGTTCTAGTAACACCGCTGTAGGACAGAGTTCTTTAGGCAACAACACTACTGGAACGCGCAATACTGCTCTTGGTAGGACAGCCTTACAAACTAATACGACAGGAAATGACAACACTTCAGTGGGTTATTTTTCTATGTATAGAAACACCACAGGCCAGTTAAATACGGCATTTGGTTCTAGTGCTTTAGAAGAAAACACGACAGGTGCTAATAACGTAGCGATGGGTTACAAAGCCTTAGAAGCTAACACAACAGCCTCTAACAACACAGCCGTTGGTACAAGCGCTTTAGGAGCAAACACTACAGGTACAGGTAACGTAGCGGTAGGTTATCAAGCAGGAGATGCTTTAACCACTGGCAGTTTTAACGTGGCTATTGGAATGGAGGCTTTAACCACGGCCCAAACATCAGATAGTAACACAGCTTTAGGTAGAGAAGCCTTAAAACTTAATACTACTGGCGCAGGAAACACTGCTTTAGGACGAGATGCCTTACAAAACAACTTAACTGGCGAAAGTAATGTGGCTGTGGGGCACGATGCTTTAGACGCTAACACAACAGCATCTAACAACACCGCAGTCGGTGCTAGCGCTTTAGGAGCAAACACCACAGGTGGAGGTAATGCCGCAGTCGGTAAAACTGCTTTAACTACAAATACCACAGGCACATTAAATGCCGCCCTTGGTCAAGATGCTCTAGGTCTAAACACTACAGGAAGTAACAACGTAGCCGTAGGCGAGAGTGCTTTATATGCTAATACCACAGCTTCCAACAACACAGCAGTGGGTAAGAGTGCTTTAGTCGCAAACACTACAGGTACAAGAAACGATGCTTTTGGTTATCAAGCAGGTACAGCACTTACTACAGGAGCCTATAATACTTTTATCGGTGAAAGGGCAGGTACTTCACAAACAACAGCCTCAGAAAACACAGCAGTAGGTTCAGCTTCTTTATCAGCTAATACGACTGGAACTGGGCTTGTAGCTATGGGTAAGAATGCTTTAGCCGCAAATACAGGGTCTAACAACACAGCAGTAGGTTCTCGGTCTTTAAGCGCAAACACTACAGGCGATGATAATACAGCTATAGGTGCTTTAGCCCTAGATGCAAACACTACAGCAGATGGAAATACAGCCGTAGGTTCTAGTGCTTTAGGTGCTAATACAACAGGAGCAGATAATGTTGCTGTGGGTGAGGCTGCTTTGTTATTAAATACTACAGCATCTAATAATACTGCATTAGGTACAAGTGCTTTACGAGTAAACACCACAGCAAATAACAACACAGCAGTGGGTTATACCGCTTTAGTCGCAAACACCACAGGCGACTACAACACCGCAGTTGGTTCTTTAGCTGGGGATGCGAACACAACAGGGCAATATAATACTGTAGTTGGTGGAAACGGTTTTACTAGCAACACAACAGGCACTGGTAATACTTCAGTGGGTACAAGTGCTTTACAGAACAACACTACAGCAAATTATAATACTGCGGTGGGTCTTGATGCAATGCAGTTAAACACAACAGGCGCAAACAATGTTGCTTTAGGTTCTTATGCTTTACTCGCAAACACAACAGCGGCCAACAACACTGCTCTCGGTTACGCGGCTTTAATCGCAAACACCACAGGCGCACAGAATGTTGCTGTTGGAACTATCGCTTTAGACGCAAACACAACAGCGGCCAACAACACTGCTCTCGGTTACGCGGCTTTAACCGCAAACACCACAGGCGCACAAAATGTTGGTATTGGAGCCTACGTACTGCAATCAAACACTACTGCGTCGTACAACGTAGGGATAGGCTATAACACTTTAGGAGCAACCACCACAGGACAGCAGAACGTAGCAATCGGTGGAGAGGCTATGGATGCAAACACTACTGGTAAGTTTAATATTGCTGTTGGTACAAGTGCTTTAGGCGCAAACACAACAGCCTCTAACAACGTAGCCGTTGGTCAGAGTGCTTTAGCCGCAAACACCACTGGCTCTGGTAACACAGCGTTAGGTAGACAAGCCCTACTCCTAAATACAACGGCAAGTGATAACACAGCGTTAGGGCATCAAGCCTTAAATCTTAACACTACAGGTGCTCATAATACTGCTGTTGGTACGGCTTCTTTAGCATCAAACACAACAGCGTCAAACAACGTAGCCGTAGGTACAAGTGCTTTAATAACAAACACCACAGGCGCAAGCAATGTAGGTATAGGTTTTCAGGCGCTGTACACAAACAACGCAAGTGACAACACCGCAGTAGGTCACAACGCTCTCTTTAACAATACTAGCGGCACAAGTAATACAGCCTTTGGTAAAAGCGCAGGTGAAAATTTAACCACAGGCTCAAACAACACATTCGTGGGCAAGTATGCAGGTGATGGTACTGATGATGGCGCAGGATGCGTAGCTGTTGGATACCAAGCTCTATCAGTGAATTGTGGTGATGACAATACAGCAGTAGGTTCTTATGTATTAAAGGATTGTACAGGAGGTAAAAACACCTGTGTCGGACAAACAGCGGGTTTTGCATTAACAAGTGGAAATAATAATTTATTCCTTGGAGCAGATGCAGGACGGACAGGAAGTCCCGGCGGTAACTGGACTACACAAAGTAACGTAATGGTTTTGGGTGATGATAATATTACCAATGCTTACATACAGGTAGATTGGACAGTATCCTCTGATGCAAGAGACAAAACAGACTTTACAGCCCTAGACCTTGGTTTGGACTTTGTTAAAGACCTAAAGCCTGTTACTTATAAGTGGGACAAGCGTTCTAAGTATGGTGATAAGAGTGCTGATGATTATGACCTAAATGCACAGACTCCAGATGGAACCCACAAAGAAGATTGGTTGGACATTGGTTTCAAGGCACAAGAAGTTGAAGCCCTTGAGATTGCCGCAGGTTACAAAGTAGGAGATAAGAAAAACCTTACTGTTAGTTATGGGTCAGACGGCAAGCAGATGGGTCTACAGTACAGCAAGTTTGTACCTATCCTAGTCAAAGCCATCCAAGAGCAACAAGCATTGATTGAATCATTAACCGCAAGAATAGAAACCTTAGAAGGATAAATAACCATGAGCGAAGAAGTAGAAGTAGTAACACGTACCGAAGAACAACTAGCACAAGATTACTCAGCAATGGGTGACAGCGTAGCAGTAATTACAGACATAATCGCAGGAGACTCTATGGCTGAAGATGATGCCGAAGATCGTCAGGACTGTGTTGATAGAAACGTACAGCACCTAGAGTTGATGGTTGCTAAAGACGATTGGGGCAGTGAAGATATGACTGCTTGTGATGCCGCGATTGTTGCAGGTAACGGATATACCGCATCGTGAGTTACTTGATTGAATTATATGTACTTGCAACTTCACTGGTAACTATTGCCTCTGTCATTTGTAATTACACTGATACACCAAAGGACGATGCGCTAGTTGCTAAGGCTTACAAAATACTTGAGCAGTTTGCGTTTCTAGGGAATAAGGCTAAACAATGAGTGAAAATACTGTATCCATCCCAACGTGGGCATTGCCGTTTGTAATATCTGGCCTAGGTGTTGCGATTGCCTATGGCTCTAGTATGGCTCAAGCAGAGGCTACAAAATCTGAAGTTGAAAGAGTTGAAAAAGCTGTGGTTGAGGTTATAAAAGAATCTAACGCCAACGGTAAGGCAGTAGCTTTAAATTCTCAGGCTATCCAACAAATTGCAAAAGGATTAGCTGATCAACAAGAGACAGCCAAAGCAAGCGATGAGAAGTTAGCACAACTTATAACTATCATGCTAGAACAGAAAAAGTAATGAAAATGGTCTTTGCTTTGATCTTCTTTATCAATGGTGAGGTTGATGAGAGCAAGACTCGTTATTACGTTAACAAACACGCCTGTGTCTATATGTGTCAAGAGTTAGCTAGACCCTCACGAAAGTATGAAACTATTGACTGTATTTGTAAGGTGACTTGGGTGAAAAATTCTACACGAGTTATAAAGTGAAAACCCTTGTTTTTGTTCTGATGATTCAGACAATCAGTAATAACTACGTTGAGTCTGCTGAAGAATATGCTTTTTTTCGTGATTTAAACAGATGCATTTACTTTAGTGAGTTGATAGCAAAGCAAATAAGGTTCAATGAATATCTTCCTGTGACCGCATACTGCGTTACAAAATGGATAGACCCAGAAGATACGGTAATTTTTGAATGAGTAATTTTGACTGGAAAGACAAGGAAGAATGGAAGGCGTTAATCTTTACTATTTTATTTTTTAGTATTGGCTTTAGTTCACTTCTATGGATAGATTAAGTAGAATGTAATTTCACTAACTAAAAGGAGATTAACATGGGCGAGAAAAAAACCACCCCCATTACGATCAACGATGTAGAATACACCCTCGAAGACATGACACCAGAACAACAAGCGATGGTCAATCATGTTGCTGATCTTGACCGCAAAATATCAAGCACTCAATTTAACCTTGACCAACTTAGTGTAGGCCGACAAGCATTTATGAATATGCTTACCCAACAGCTAGAAGTTGATGACGCGGTAGACGAGAAAAACTAATGGCTACTGTCAAAGAGGCGCTATTAAAACTTGAGGCTCACGAACGAGAATGTGCTGTTAGAATGGAAGCTATTGAAGACAAGTTTAAAGCTATTGAGAAGCGCCTCGATGAAGGTTCTGTTAGGTTTAAAAAGGCAGAGATGATGGTGTGGGGTATGTACCCCCTTATCATTGGTTTGTTTCTCATTGAAAGATTATCGTAATGTTAGAAGCACTCATCGGCCCAGTAACAGGACTATTAGATAAGTTTATAGAAGATAAAGACGCAAAAAACGCTCTGGCACATGAAATTGCTACTATGTCAGAGAAACATGCCCTAGCGTTAGCTAAAGGGCAGTTAGAAATTAACAAGGTTGAGGCAGCTCATAAGTCTCTTTTTGTTGCCGGTTGGCGCCCATTTATAGGGTGGATTTGTGGGCTTGGTCTATTATATAACGTGTTAATAGCGCAAATACTTAGTATATGGTTTACTGTACCAGAAGTTGACCCCGCTTTGTTGACTCCTGTGCTTATGGGGATGCTTGGTATGGGTGCTATGCGTAGTTACGAAAAAACAAAAAAGGTTGCAAGAGAAAAATGAGTGACTTTAGGTATTTTAAAATATCAGATTTCGACTGCCAAGAAACAGGCGAGAACGAAATGGATACAGATTTTGTAAAAGCCTTAGACCACCTACGTCACGTTTGTGAATTCCCTTTCATAATTACTTCTGGGTATAGGTCGCCAAACCATAGTATAGAAACCGCTAAAGTTGCGGCTGGTAAAAAATTAGGAACCCACGCGCAGGGCATTGCTGCTGATATTAAAGTATCCGGTGGAGCACAACGCCTAGCTATAGTAAAACACGCATCAGCTATGGGTATGTCTGTAGGTGTAGCTAAAACTTTTGTACACGTTGACACTCGTAAGACTGAACCGATGTGTTGGTGTTACTAGCGAGTAGATCATGCCACTTAAAAAACTAACACTTAAAGCAGGAATAAACCGTGAGAACACGCGATATACTAGCGAGGGTGGTTGGTATGACTGCGACAAAATACGGTTTCGCCAAGGTACGCCGGAAAAGATAGGTGGGTGGCAACGTATATCTGCTACTACGTTCTTAGGCGTATGCCGATCTTTATGGAACTGGGTAACTCTTGGTAGTCAAAATTTAATTGGTGTAGGTACTAATCTAAAGTTTTATATAGAAAACGGCGGTGCTTACAATGACATCACACCTATACGTGCTACTGTAACCCTGACTAACCCGTTTGAGACTACTAGTGGATCTCCCATAGTAGAAGTTACTGATGCTAACGGCGGGTACTCGGATGGGGACTTTGTTACTTTTAGCGGTGCAAGTGCCGTAGGTGGTCTTACCCTAAATGCCGAGTATCAGCTAACTGAAACTACTACTGCTAATGTGTATACAATTGATGCAGGTTCTAATGCTAGTTCAAGTGCTACAGGTGGAGGCACCGTAACTGCTGCATACCAAATCAATGTCGGCCCTGCGTTTGTTGTACCCTTAGTAGGTTGGGGAGCAAGTAGTTGGGGTTCTGGTACGTGGGGTATTGGCGCTACATCCACTGACTCTATACGTATATGGAGCCAAGCTAACTTTGGTGAAGACCTTATCTTTGGGCCTAGAGATGGGGGTATATACATATGGGACGCCACAAACGGGCTAAACACTAGAGCAATAGCTCTTACAGGTACAGAAGTACCTACGTCACAAAAACTTATTTTAGTGTCTGATATTAATAGGTTTGTGTTTTGTTTTGGGTGTAACGAGCTTGCATCTGCGACTATAAACCCTATGCTCATACGTTGGTCAGATCAAGAAGACGCTACCAACTGGCTACCTGCGGCTACTAATCAGTCAGGTGATTTAATACTATCTAATGGTACTCAGATTGTTGCAGCTAAACAGTCACGCCAAGAAGTACTAGTATGGACAGATGCAGCGTTATATGCGCTACAGTATGTAGGCGCTCCTGCTGTATGGAATGCTCAGTTAGTGGGAGAAAACATATCTATAGCCTCTCAAAACGCTGTAGCTTACGCTAATGGTGTAGCCTACTGGATGGGTAGAGATAAGTTCTATATGTATGATGGGCGCACCCAACCTTTACAGTGTAACTTACGTAAGTTTGTGTTTAATGACTTTAATGAAGAACAGTATGAGCAAGTGTTTGCAGGTACAAACGAGTCATACCATGAGATATGGTGGTGGTATTGTTCCTCAGACTCTAACGTGTCAGACAGATACGTCGTATACAATTATTTAGAGCAGGTGTGGTACTACGGAACTATGAACCGTACCGCATGGCTTGATTCGGGATTAAGAAACTACCCACTAGCTGCTACATATAGTAATAATTTAGTTAACCATGAGCAGGGTGTTGATGACAACGAAACTGCTACCACAGTAGCTATTCCTGCATATGTATCATCAGCGCAATTTGATTTAGAAGATGGGCATCAGTTCGCGTTTATATGGCGTATACTACCGGATATAACATTTGATGGTTCTGAAGTAGGCTCACCTAGTGCTACTATGACACTATTACCCCTACAAAACTCAGGATCAGGGTATAATAGCCCCGCTTCTGTAGGAGGTTCTAATAGCGCAGGAGTAACACGCACTGCTACGTTACCAGTAGAAGAGTTTACGGGACAGATATTTACTCGTGTGCGTGGACGACAGCTTGCTATAAAGGTAGAATCTAGTGATGTTGGAGTAACTTGGCAGTTAGGTTCTCCCCGAATAGATATGCGTTCTGATGGCAGACGATAATGGCTGTAGACAATACTAGGTACGACGTACCCTTTCGCGCTCCCGCGCTGCCGTACCCTCCGCAGGTGTACGATCAGCAATCGTTTGAAGAGTTTAATAGAGTACTGCGTATCTACTTTAACCAGTTAGACAACGCACTGAGAAATGCTATGGCAGTCCAAGAACCGTATGAATTGCAAGTATCGAAAGGCCAGATTGCAGGTGCTAGTACCGTATACAAGTTTGGGTTTAATCCCGACATTAACGGTACTGAAGAGACTATATGGGGCACTGGGGGTAACTATCCATACCTAACATCTGCCGCTACAGTGTACATAAGTAGCTCCAGCACTGCCGATTCTAATGGGGGTACGGGCGCTAATACTGTAACGGTAGAGGGTGTAGATGGTAGTTACAACGCCAAGAGCGTAACCGTTAACATGAACGGTCAGACGCAGGTGCAGGTAGGTGACGCTAGCTCATGGTTACGTGTTAACAGAATATTTGTCGTTACTTCTGGTAGTGGAGGCACTGCTGCTGGAGCCATATACGTAGCTAATAGCGGAGTAAGTTCTGGAGTACCTACAGGCGTTACGTATGCGCACGTTATACAGGGAGACAACCAATCTCAAATTACTGTTTATACAGTCCCTGCCGGATACTCTTTATACCTAGACGATGTAACTTTTACCTCTGCAATATCACTAGCAAATAAAAATGTTACCGCAAAGTTTGTTAGCCGTGACTTTGGCTCTAACACGTTCCGCACGCGAATAATACAAACTATGCAAAGCGCCCTGCTAGTATTACCACTCTCGTACCCACTAAAGATAGAAGAAAAAACAGACATAGAGTGCCGAGCACTTTCCGATACTACCAACGTAGAAGTGGGGGCGTCTTTCCAAGGCATCCTCATAAAGAATTAAGGGCTTAAATAATGGCTAGAAGAGAGTTATATAACCCTAGGCAAGGTGGCGGAGTAGCGGCTGCTCTTAGAGCGAAAGATGCCCAGCGAGATAAGCAAATAAAAGATCTGCGTGATAAAGAAGAAAATAGAATTAAAGGAGATGATCCGTCTCTATACTCTGACCCTGACCTAGGTAACAACGGAAAAGGAGATGATCCGTCTCTATACTCTGACCCTGACCTAGGTAACAACGGAAAAGGAGATGATCCGCAAGGATTTTGGTGGGAGTCATTAGGGTACCCAAATATACAAGAAGCAGTCGAAGATGGCTGGACTTTTGATAGTACGACCATGAGCTGGGTACAAGAAGGCGATAGGACTGTAGCTGATAATGATGCTGATGAAGATACTAGCGGTTGGCAAGGTAGTGATTCAACGTGGGCTACAGATCTTAATTGGAGTAACGTAACTGAAGAAGACGCCTCAGAGTATGACCAATGGCGCCAAGAAAATGAAGACTTTGATGTAGCCCTTTGGTACGCACAAACACGAACCGACGAAGGTTTTGAAGACGCTTTAGCCAAGTTAAAGCAACAGGCATTTAATGATTTTGACCCCAACCGTGGTGCTTTAGCAGGTACAAACTACGAAGGATGGGCTAGAGACCAATTGCTAGGCAAGCCTTTTATAGAGATGGTAAGAAAGTCTCAAGCTCGTCCTTTCCATGAACTTGCAGAACCTTTTGAAGTAGATTATCCCTACGACTACGATAACAATCGTCTGTACATGAAACTACCTAATACTGGGGGTAACACTAATTTATTCCAAGGGTTTTCTGATGAAGACCGAGCCATGTACGAGGCTATGGGAAAAACTGGTAGATTTATAGATACTAGTGATGGTAATGCAGGGGCAGGCGAATATGTAATGATGTGGGTCGAAGACCCTCCTGAAGCAAGTACTTGGGAAACATTTCTATCCAACCCCGTAGTAAATGTACTTGCCGCAATAATTCCCGGCGGGACTCAAGCCCTTACACTTATTAAAGCCGCTTCAGGTATGACTATGCACGCAAGTGATTGGTTTGCTATGGCTGGTGGATATGATGTTGTAGGGCAAAAGTTTGGAGAGTGGGCCGAAAGTTTCGGTGTAGAGGCAGCCGCCGCTGTTGGAGCGGCTTCAGATGGATTTATAGCGGAAGCAGTGACCGCGGGAACTAAAAATGTTATTGCCGCATTAATAACAGACCAAGACCCTCTAGAGGCTTTCTTAACTGGCGGCGTGCAAGTTGGCGTAGGTCGAGTACTTGGAAAAATAAACGAGCTAACTGATGGGGCACTAGACGACCTAGAAGAAATAGGTACTTTTACCGAAGATACTAGAGTATATGGCTCTGATGGTAAAGGCGGTACGAAAGTAATAGGAGGGTCAGCACCTCAGTCAATAGGTAAGATAGCTAGAAGTATGATACAAGAAGCTATATCTTCTCAGTTGGCTACAGGCGATATTAACGAAACTCGTATGGCACAGATAATATCTTCTGCGGTAATTACTACAGAGACATTAAAAGGTTTTGTAGGAGAAAGTTTACCTTCTGGTGGTATAGAAATGATTGCTACCTCCCTACAAACGTCGTTAAACGCGGCTATGTTAGGGGGAGATGTTTCTGATGCGTTCTTAAACAGCCTAGCAGCGCAACTAGAAAGAACTATTAGGCAGTCACTAAATAACGGTACTTTCCAAGAAGATTTTGCAGAGTTTTGGGATAGAGTAAGCGGTAAGTACGATACGTTAACTGAGCAAGCTATAGTAGCTGATGAGGCTGCACAAAGACGCGCAGATGCGGCAACGGAAGTAAACGAAGTAAACCAGCTAATTTCTGAGGGTGCTGATAACTTAACAGAACTTGCGAATGCAGCTAATGATATATGGAAAGATATGGGTGGCGGTTATGGTAATGCAACCGCAGAACAGATAGCTGCTTACAAAGAAGCTAAAGCCGCCTACGATACAGCAGAAACCGAGTTTACAGACCTATTAAACAACGACTACATCCCTAGAATAGATGCTGGCACAGAAGAGTATAACAACGCTACTGACGCATACAATACTGCTGCGGACTTATACCAAAGTACATACGATGAATTATCAGATGGAGGTGACGACTACGAGTCTGGGTTTGCTGAAGCATTAGCAGGTATTAATGAAGCTACTGTCGCAAACTTAAACCCTGATTTTGATGCCGAGTTCTACGCCGAACAAAACGGTATTACCGTAGAAGAGGCCAACGCGCACTACCTAAGCCAAGGACTGTATAACAACTTACCAACAAACCAAACAAGTTTAACAGCACAAAACAATGCGCAAGCGAGTAACTTGCTTGACACGGTAGCAGGACTGACAGGAATAGATGTAACTGCATTATCTCCTGCCGAAAGAAAAGCCATAGTAGACAGATATAAAGATATAGCCGAATCTGAAGGTGTTTCTGTAGCAGATCTAGATGTAGGAGCGGCTATAGGAGAAACTATATTTGAATTAGCTGGTGATGGTAACTCTACAGTAAATATTAGTTACGACGATGATGGTAATATTACAGGAGTAGAATACTCATATGTTTCTGGCCCCACTTCTTTTGCAGAAGGTGTAACCGTTGCGGACGTAGTAAATGGTGTCGCTAGAGAGATATATAACGACGAAACGGGGCAGTATGAGTGGACTATACCCCCAAATGATCCTTATGTTTCAGATGGGGATCTGTATATAGAAGACGAAGAGACTAACGAATACTACCGTATAGACCCAGAAACTAATGAGCGGGTATACCCAGAAGCAATAGGAGATACACTTACTCCTAATAATCCTAATACCCCTAACTCTGCGCCTACATTAGAGGACATGGGTAATCCTGATTCTCCAGCATATGACCCTGAACAATTTACAGAAGAAGTAAATAATAACAATTTAACTGATGGATACGTTTCTAACGCTACCGGAGAATGGGTATCAGATAGTCCAGATATAGATGTACCTCAGTGGTTCCTAGACGCCCTGAATGACGGAGCTACATACGTAGAAGAAGCAGTAGATGCAGTAGAAGAAGCTACAGGGTGGGAGCTAGATAAAGAAAAATGGAGTCACCCTCAAAATTTATATTCGGTGTTAAATCAAGGTATGGCTCAAGTACCAGAATTTATAGGAGGACTAGCGGACTCAGTATCTCAAGAATATGGAGGGGCAATAAGCCAATTCGCTAAAGACTGGACTACTATTGCGGAAGGAGCAAGGACTCAAGAGTATAACGACGCTATAGAAAGATCCAATGAGTTTGCCGCAAACTTACCTAAAGCAGTAGACGACCCTAATACTCCAATTGAATACTACGAAGAAGACGTGTACATAAGTACTCCGCAAGGAGACCGCCTTCTCCATAAAAAAGGAGATTATAAAGGGGGAGACGAAAGTAGAGGAGCACCTGCATTTTTTCATGGTATGAAAAATGTACTAAAAACAGCCTATGAAGACCCCAATGTTTTTCTTAGTCAGACTATAATAGTGGAGTTTCCTTCTGAATTTGCTTCCATAGTAGCAGGTTCAAAAATTAAATTAGGAAGTAAAGCTATACTAGAAGGCGTTAGATCTATAAAAAACTTAGGTTTGACTGACGACTTTATTAGTAGTCTAAGTACGAAACTTGGTTTGACGGGAGCTGCCGCTGTTGATGTTGGAGAAAGCGCGGGCGCTACTTTTACAGGTACTTATGAACAAGCCTTTGATACGAAAGTAAAAATGTTAGGTCTAGAAGCCGATAAGATGGGGTTAAAAGGCCAAGCTAAACAAGACTATATAAATTCGTTTAACGAAGAAACCACCGAATACGCATTAACATTAGCTACAAATGCTGCATTTGTGGCGGGTATTTCCACTACCGCTCTAATGGTAGCGGGAGGTATGGAACTAAATAAATTTTTTATTGATGGTAAAGTACCCGACGAAATGTTGCCTTTATGGGAAAAGGTTTTAACTGGTGCTAAGTATAGGTTAAAAGCAGCGGGTGGAGAAACTATTAGTGAAGGAGGTGAAGAGTACCTTGTATCAGATTATGTAAACGGAGAACTACATTTAATAGACCCCTCTATAAACATATCTGAAGAAAACGGGGTAGCCACTGCTTTAGGTATGGCAGCGGGTCTAGGTGTAAGTACTACTATGATGGGTATTAGCGACTTAGCTAATGCAGGTATGGGTGTTTTTGCGGCAGTAACCCAAAATCCACAAGCATTAAGTACTTTAGTGGCTGTTTTAGATAGCGGATTAACTCTTTCTCCTGAAGAACTGCAAGATGCTATGGATGACGCATTTAATGGCGCTACCACTGTAGTAGCAAATGTAATGGATATAGTGTATGACGATGCATATACAAGTACCGTCGAAGCCACTGACATACTAAGAGATTCAGGGTTAACGTATACCCCTGAAGATGTAGCCGCTTTAATGGTCAATGCTGATGGAGAATACACATCAGATTCTAGTTTAGATGACCAATTAGCTACGTACTGGGCAATGACCTATGGTAGTGAAGGCGACACTGATGGAGACGGTATAGCTGACAACCAAGACAATGACCCTAACAACCCAGATATAAGTGGTATTGAGTACGATGCCGAAACTGGAGATGTAACGTACACTAACGAAGAAGGTAATGTAGTAGTCGTTAGTCCAGATGGCACTACTGATGTATTTGATCCTGATACTGGAGAACAACTTAACCCACTTGATACTGACGGCGATACTGACGGCGAAGAAGTTGATACTGGTGAAGAAGTTGATACAGGCACTACTTATGAGCCTTATACTTTAGTTCCTCATCCAACTCAAGCTGGTAAGTTCCAACTAGTTGCAGGAGACGGCGAAACTTTAGGTGGTGTTTATAACGAAGACGGTACACCATTTAAAAATCAAAGAGCGCCTTGGGATGATACTGGTGAAGAAGTTGACACTGATGAAGATGTTGATACTGATGAAGATGTTGATACTGGTGAAGAAGTTGATACTGGTGAAGAAGTTGATACAGGCACTACTTATGAGCCTTATACTTTAGTTCCTCATCCAACTCAAGCTGGTAAGTTCCAACTAGTTGCAGGAGACGGAGAAACTTTAGGCGGTGTTTATAACGAAGACGGTACGCCGTTTAAAGGTCAAACAGCTCCTTGGGATGATTCTGATACTGGCGATACTGGCGATACTGGTGAAGATGTTGATACTGGTGAAGATGTTGATACTGATGAAGATGTTGATACTGGTGAAGAAGTTGATACTGGTGAAGAAGTTGATACTGATGGGGATGGTATACCTGATCAGTATGATTCTGACCCCGATGTAGATAATACTACTGATACAGACGGAGACGGTGTACCTGATTATGTAGACGAATACCCCGATGATCCAGATAACATACCTCCAAACTTACCTGATTCTGATGAAGATGGTATACCTGATCAGTATGATTCTGACCCCGATGTAGATAATACTACTGATTCTGATGAAGATGGTATTCCTGATTATGTAGACGAATATCCTGATGACCCAGATAATATAGACCGAACTACT